TTCTAAGTGACCTAATTCATTTTTACAAGTATGTTATCAGTTAAAAAGACAACAATATAATCTTGAGAGAAAAATTCTCTTTTAAGTATCGACCGCCTTTTTCTTTCTTATAAATTACTTGTTTTATTATAGTTGACAATAAAGCGTTTTTTTCTTCTGCGGTCATATCTTTTGAATATTTACTTATAACATCTTCTAAAATTGGTATAGCTTTCTTTTTACTATATAAATCTTTAGTTCTATCTTTTGACTTAGATAGTTCTGTTTTTTGATTTAATAATGTTTCTAATTGTTCGTTTAAAGTGTTAGTTCTTTTAATAAATAAATCTTGAGTATATGCTCCAGTCTCTACTAATTCGCAAGCCTTTTCTATTTGGCTTTTTATTTTATCTATTTCGTGATCTATTGCTTCTATCATTTCCTTATTAGTACATATTTCTTTTTTTACTGCTTCTTCATAATTATTAACATAGTTTTTATATTCACTCATTATTATTTTAAGAGATTTTAATATTTTATTTTCTACAAGTTCTAATTCACTTGATACACACTTACATCTAGGTCTACTACACATTAAAGTATCTGTATGTGGTGGAGTTATGCTTTCTTCTATTGTAGTTATAGCTTTATCAAACTCGTTTGTTTCTATATTCAATAGTTTTTTTAGATCCTCCCATTTATCAGCGTGTGGTATACAAAATTTATCGTCGTTAGAACTAAACCAATGATCCACAGAGTTTTTAGAAACGTGCAGAGCCCTAGCTATGTCATTAAGACTATAATTTCCTTTATGTTTCCTTAATAATAATCGTAATTTAGGCTTATCTATATCGTAAATACGTTTAGCGGTAGGTTTAGCGTCTTTTCTTAAATAATACGGACGTCTAGTCATATTATTACCACAATAGCCACATACAACTAAACCTAATAAAGGGTTTTTCATTTCTTTATTATCTGGCACAGTTTTAAGTCTGTTAGATAAAAATTTAGCTTCTATCTGCTGTTTTATATCTTCGCCGAGTATTGCTTCGTGTTTACCTCTAACAAGCGTAAAATCGTCATTATTAGGGTTTTTCTTAACAATATGTCCATTTACTAATGTCTTAGTAGTTTTACGTCTGTCCCACGTCAAATAGCCGTATATAGTGTAACCCTGTAATATATTTCTAACCATATTAGCGGTCCACTCTTTAGACTTTCTAGGTTTTATTTTAAGATAATTAAGATAGTGTGCTATATTAGTAGCTCTCATATCATTTAATATAATCTTAATATTTTCTCCTGGTTTAAAAAAGTTATGAGGTATATGTATATTGTTTATATCTATATTATAGTTAGCTGCTATACTTTCTAATGTATCATTTTCTTTTATTTTATATGGTAATGATTTACTATTAACAGTTAATCTTATTTCTTGATCTACTTTTAAATCTAAATTACAAGTGATTATATCTTTCTTATGTGTTCCAAACAATTTAGCTATATCTGATATAATCTCGTTTTCTTTAACAGTGTATGTAGTATTTAGTCCATTTAAGAATAAATCAGCTAATAATTTTACTACTTTAGACTCTGACTCATTTTCTACTAAAACATAACCTTTTTCGTTAGGTATTTTCTGTTTATTATAACCGTATGGCAATACAGAACCGACGTATTTACCGTCTTTAACACTTCTTAATCTACCACGAGCTAATATACGTTTAGTATATTTTAAATATTTTCTAGCTTGATATAAACCGTCTTCAAAATAAGATAAATCGTCCTCGTTATCTAAATTATATATTTTCATAGGAGTTATTATCTTTGTGTTGGAATATTGAAAAGCTTGAGCTATTATTCCCTGGTCCATAGTATTACCACGAGCTAGACGTTCTATTTCAATACATACAACTCCTTTTACACGATCTTCTTCTATTAAAGATAATACTTCTTGAATTACTGGACGATCTTCGATAGTATCTCCAGACGCTACCTCTCTATAAATATTATGCTCTGGTATTGGTTTACCGAAAATACTTACAATAAAGTCTTGTAATTCTTTTTCGTGTCTTTGTAAAGTTTTTTCTATAGACTCGTCTTTATAATAGTCCATATCTTTACGTGATTTTCTTAAATATATTATAAACATATCTAGTATCTCGTCGACAGTAAGGTCCCTAGATACGTTCATTATTTGTAAAAATGTATCTAAATTCATTATAGCACTTTCTTTCTTTATAATTTTATGCTATAATCGTATAGAAAAACCTATACAATTATAGTTGGTTGTTTCTTCTATTTTTGTTTTAAGTGTGATAGCTTTTGTGGTTTTTCATTTCAACGCTTCGTGTTCGCGCGCGAGGCGTCTTTTTTTTATGTTTTTTTACCTTTCGAGCAAGAAAACGTACATTTCGAGCAATGTTAATCACAATTAACGGTAAAAAATGGTAAAATGGTGTATTAAAATTTATAATATACCCCTAAGGAGGGGGTTAGTATGAAAACTAAATATGATGTGTTATATGAAAAACTGCTTAATGATCATATTAACATCAGTTTATTTATTAAACTACTTGAGTATATCAAATAAGATATACTCTTTTTATTTGTCCTCTTTATCAATTATAAATTCTTTGTTTTTTTCTATAAATTTCATAAGCTTATCAAAATTTTCTTCTGATAAATCTTCGCCGTCAAAAAGATTATTTTCTTTTAAAGCGTCTTTCAATTTACTTTTGATATTTTTGGTAGCTTTTTTTTCTTCCCAGTCAAGCATATAGTTAGCGTCTACTCCTAATACTTTACATAAAAGCATTATGCTATCTGCGTCTGGTTTGTGATTTCCACTTTCCCAGTCGCTAATAGTGTTATGAGATACGCCTAATTGCTCAGCAAGCTCTTTTTGTGTCATATTTTTATTTTTTCTTGAGTTTCTTATATTATCACATAAAGCCATATTAGTTACCTCCATTTCATTAAAATTTTATCACAAAAAATATGTATAGTAAATAAATAATTTCGAAAAAATCGAAAAAATTAGCATTTTTGTATTGACATTTCGGTAATACCGAATTACAATGTTTATAGAGTTCGACAATATCGAAGTCTTGGAAGGAGGAAATTAAATGTCAAACCCTAAATCACTAGAAGTAGGAAAAAAGATAAAGTTGCTTTTGGTAGAACATAATATTAACCAAAATCAAGTAGCAAGATACCTAAATGTTAGTGATTCTTTATTTTCTGATAAGTTAAATGGAAAAGTAAAAATTACTGTAGACGAATTTTACGATATTATTACTTATCTAAATGAAGAATTTAACATTACTGTAGACGCTAATTACTTTATGCCACAAACACCAAACGAAACATCAGACACTAACTAACATAAAATTTAATGAGGTGTTGAAATGGAAAAAAACGAAAGCTATCACACAATAAAAAACTTAACACTAGGTCAAACAGAAATTGAGATATGTATAGAGAGTATTCCAACAATAGAAGAAAAAAGAAATCATTTAATAAAGATATATGACGTCGTAAATGATATAGCTAGAAAAGCTGAAAAGCGCGGCGTTGATACTTCTAAATGGTTTTATACAGAAAAACAATTAAAGCTCTTAAAACAAGATCCAATAAATGAATTTATCTAGTAAATCAATTTAAAAAAAACAAAGGAGAAACAATTATGAAAAAAAAATACAGACTTAAAAAATGGGTAAAAGTAACCCTAAATATATTATGCGCAATAAGCGTATTTATAATACTTGCTTTATTAGTGAAGAAAGGAGTTAATGACTTTGAAGATTTGGCTAAGCAATGTGATAAGGAATATGGCTATACTTGTACTTATTACGATATTAGACAATACTCTTTAGGTAAATAAATTATGTATGTTAAAGAAAATAAAAAAAGATTTATGAATTGGATCAGAACTCATAAATCAAGTTGTAAACTTTCTTATAATTTACTCTCTAATTGTACCATAATTTGGGGGTAAAAGTCAAAAAATGGACGATTGGAGGTAAAACATGAAAGATAGTTATATAATGCACTGCGATTACGGAAATCATTTTGAATTATTAACAGACGCTGAATTAGGTCGGCTTATAAGAGATGTAAATAACTATGTTAAAAATGGTGTTTTGCCTCAATATACAAAAGAGGATCGTGTTCTAAATATGGCCTTTAGTTTTATGAAAACTAATATTGATATAGAAACAGAAAAATATATAAAAAAATGTGAAAAAAATCGAGAAAATGGCCGTCGTGGTGGTCGACCTAGAAACCCAGAAAAACCGAACGGTTTTGAAGAAAACCCACAAGAAACGAAAAAAGCCGATACTGAAACTGATACTGAAACTGATACTGATACTGAAACTGATACTGAAACTGATACTGATACTGAAACTGATACTGAAACAAACATAAAAAAAAGTGTGTGTGATAAAAGCGCACGCGCAAAAGAATTTTATTGTCATTTAGGAAGTGATTATAAATCGGAGTCATGTTTCTACTGCATGAAAAAACAGATATGTCCTAATAAGGAGTCTACGGAGTTTAGATTAAACCACCGGAACGAAACTTTCGACGAGTGGAATAAAAGACACGAAGATTATCGGGAACAACTTATTGAGGACTTAAAGTCCAGGGGGAAGGATCCAGATATAGAGCTTATCGACTATGACTGGTTAAATGAAGATAATGATATAGATTAGAAAATGGAGGAATAATTATTATGAAAAATACTATAACAAAACAAGATATAGATAACATTTTAAAAGATACACTAATTAAAGTTGAACAATATGGAGATAAAACAACAGTTTTAAAAGCTACGTTGCCTAATGACTTTGTAATTGTTGAAAGTTCTAGCTGTGTAGATCCTGCAAACTTCGATATGAAAATTGGAGAAGAAATATGTATGGACAAGCTAGTTAATAAAATTTGGGAGCTTGAAGGCTATAAGCTTCAATGTCAAACTAAGGAGGTAGCAGAAAATGGAAATAACTAGCGTTAAAGTAAAAAAAATAAATGAAGAAAACTCTCGTTTAGTTGGAGCTGCTTCTGTAGTTGTTGATAAAGAATTTATTATCAAAGATATAAAAATTATTAAAGGAGACGACCGTCTATTCCTAGCTATGCCTAGTCAAAAAATGCCAGACGGATCTTACGCAGATATAGCACACCCTCTTAATGTTGAGTGTCGCAAAAAATTTGAAGATATTATTTTAGCAGAATATGATAAGTGCTAATGAATTATGGAAGTCAATAGAATACGATACTCGTTATCAAGTATCAAGCTATGGACGATTTAGAAAGAAAAACCCTAAAAATGGTTATAGATATTTAAAACCTTTTAGAAAACATAATCTATTTTTAGTAAAGATTAAAGATAAAGATTTTAACTGTGCTCGATTAGTTGCTAATGCTTTTATTAAGCAATTAGCTTCTAATGATAGAGTCTATCATAAAAATAAAATAGAATTTGATAATTACTATAAAAATTTAGAAGTTGTATCTTTAAAAGAGCTTGGTAAACGAACTGGCTATATATCAAAATCTAAACGAGTTGTAGAAGTTAAAAACGGCGAGATTATAAGAGACTGGCCTTCAAGTAGAAAAGCCGCTAAAGAATTATACATTTCTTATCAGACCGTTTCCGACTACTGCAATAATAAGGTGGAAAGCCCTATGTTTAATCTTATGTGGGAAGACGATTATTTTGACGAAGTATTAGAGCCGTTTAAATGGGAACATAAAAAAAGAAAGGAAAAAAAGAAATGAAAACTAAAATCAAAAACACAATAAAAGACATCATTGATTATACGCTAACAAATGAATTTAAAGCTTTAGTAATGATTATGTTATTTATGTTCTTATGTGTTTCCCTATTCTGGGGTGCTATATGTACAGTAATGACTAATGACATTACAGAAGTTGCTACAGAGCAAAAAGAAGAAAATATAAAACTTCAAGCAGAATATGACAAGTTATCTCAAGAGTACGCTCGTATGAAAATGGCTTATGAGGAAACTTACGAACTATTTACTACTTGTCAAGAGTCTACATCTTGGTATGAACAATTTTATTATGACAATGTAGATCCAACAACTGGAGAAATTGAGGGGGAATATTATGAGTAGTATTATTTGTTTATTATTAGGTTTAATATTAGGCTCTGGTTTATGTTATCTTGCCTTTAATCAAGTTTTAACTGCTAAAGACGATATTATAGAAGATTATAAAAAAGGTATAGAACTACATAACCAAAGAGAATTAAAACTTATATATATAAATCAGTCTACTAAAGATTATGTAAAACAACAACAAGATATTCTTAAAACTGTACCTATTAAAGTAAAAGAAATTACAGACGAAGCTAGTTTACAAGCTGGTAGATATATGGCTTTAAAAGATATAGAAAAAACTATTATTCAATTAGAAAAGAACTCCGAAAGCTTAGTAAATAAAAAATAAGGAGTGATGTTATGCCTAGAGTGTTTAGAAACAAGTTCGGTCGTAAAACTGTTAGACCTTTCAAAAAGCAAGACCTAAATAGTATGATCGTAATTTGTAAAAAAAATAAAAACGCAGCCGAAGAAGAAGAAAACAAAGAACAAGTTTATTTATGGGATCGTAACTATATGATACTACACCTAGGTAGAAATCTAGCTTTTCGTATAGAAGATCTATTACAGTTGAAAACTGATAATTTTAAAAATGGAGGTATTTATACAAGAGAGTTCAAAACTGGTAAGGAGCAAGCTTTTGAACTCCACCCTTCATTAAGAAAAGATTTAGAAGATTATATAAATAGAAATAAGCTTGTTGAAGGAGAATATTTATTTAAAAGTCGTAAAGGTACTAATATACCTATTACACGTCAAAGAGCTTGGCAGATTATTAAAGAATTATCAGACGAAGTTAAAGTGTCTTATGTTGTAGGCTGCCACTCCTTACGTAAGTATTTTGCTAGAGAGTATTACGAACAGACTGGAGATTTAATCGGTTTAAAAGAAATGTTAAATCACTCTAGCGAAACAGTAACATTAAGGTATATATGCTGGGAAGAAGACGACAAAAACATCAAGCGAAAAAACTTTTATTTAGGAGGTTAATTATGCAAGTAGTTAATTTTAACCAAAAACAATGGCGTCAAGATTTTGCCGCATACGTTAAAGATAAATTGGACTGGTCCTCTGCTAGAGTAACAAAACCAGAAGTTATCAAAAAAGGTTATTATGATAATTCTTTGGGAGAACGCCTTTCCTCATTAAAAGAATTTAGAGTTAATAACGGAACTGGTGGCGAAGTTAGAATACAATACTATCACAACAATATTGTTGGCGAAGACGGTATGACTTATACTGATCGTGATTTTGAACTAGTTTACAATTATTTAAAAGAAGCAGAAAAAGAGCCATTATGGTTATTGATGAGTGATTTCTTTTATAAAAATAAATGCAACTCTGGTTTAATAAGTGAAGATAAAGACTACTACGCTTTTAGAAAAAGGAAAAAACTTTATAGAGTCTATAGAAAAGACAACGATAAATTTAAGTTAGAAATTGAAGAAGTACATTTATTTGAGTATGTAGATTTAAAAGTAATAGATAACTTAAATAGTATTGAAGAAGTAGAAAATACAATATTACAGTATTTTTAAAAAACTAATAGCAATTTTACATAATGAAAATATGTAAATTGATATAAAAAATAACACTTTCCTGATGTCGGGAAAATGCTTATAAAATCTAGGTAAAACTACTCTTTTATAGGGTGTCTAGTGAATTTAACAGAATTATGTCATTTTGTAAAATTCAAATATATAGGAATTGAGGTGTTGAAAGTGAACAAAAAGGAAGAAGTTATCAAAGAATTAGGACTTATAGCAAAGGTTTTAAATATAAAAATAGATTATGTAATAGACTCTAAACGTGAGTATCTAGTTTGTGATAACACCAAAATATGTACAAGTTGTACTAGTGTATATGGAATAAGAGAAGAATTTTTCGGTTATGTATTTTTAACTGAGTGGAAACATAGAAGTTTAGGAGCTTTTGAAAATCAAGTTAAAAGACATATAAAGCAATATTGGTATGACGATAATTTTAATCAACCATACTATAAAGGTTTTTAAAATGACTAAACTAAGAGATAAAATAGTTGGTTATATTTCTCCTAAACAAAGAAAAATAAATACACTAGAAAATAAAGTCTCTACTCTTGAAGGGGTAATAAAAGACGAATTATATAATCTATTTATCGAAAAGCTGGGAGAACCAGCAGAAATGAAACGTCTAAAAAAAGACAATAAAAGATTAAGACAACAAAATAAGTCTTTAAAAGAAATAATTAAAAATAGTTAATTAAAAAGGTGGTGCTAGTTGTGAACTTAAAAGAAATGCAAAAATATGCTAATGCGTTATCTGAAATTAGAGTTAAATGTAATTGTAGTCATACTTTATATTTTCCAGCTTATGGTCCAGATGTGCAGATTTGTTCACATTGTGGCCATAAAGTCTATAGAAATGATCATATAAAATTTAAAGAAATATTATCTAAATGTATTAAAGTAAAGGAGGTACAAAATGGGTAAAGCTTATAATAGCAAGTGGAAAGTTACACCACTTACAGTTAATTTTAATCAAAAACAATGGAGACAAGACTTCGGAGCTTTTATTAGAAGTAAATTATTCTGGGACGGTACAACTTTAGTAACAAGATCTAAAGCAAAATCAAAAGGACCTAATTTAATTACTAAGAGAATAAGAACTTTCGAAGTATATAACGCCTACGGTGGTAGTGTTATAGTTGAATATCAAAACGAAAACGAAGTTTTATATACTACTCACGAAGATTTAATAAAAAAATATTTTGAAGAAAGGAACATCAATATTTATGGAAAATAAAAAAATGAATTGCTCTAATTGTGGAGCCGTTATTGAAGATACATATTACAAATGTTTAGATAATTGTTTACAAGTTAATTTCTTTGATACAGAAGAAGAAAATTGCTTTTGTTCTGAGGAGTGCTTTTGTAAATATATGGAATTAGAACAGTTAGAAGTTAACGAAGAAAATGACGGAGAAAAAATTTAAAGATAAATGCGATTTATGTGGTAAATTTGATATTTTAAAAGGTTATAATGGTAAATGCCTTTGTCCTAAATGTATCGAAAAAGGACCACAAGAAAATTGTTCTCCACTCCCTCGAAAAAACGAAAAACAATTAAGTATATTTGATTTGGAGGTAATGTCTCGTGGAAATTGATACAGAAAAAGCAGAACAAGCAATAAAAGAATTATCAGACGCTTTTACAAAAGCATTTATGCCAGTTGCAGAAGCTATAAAAAATATATCAACTGCACTTTGTCATACATTTATTGATACTTGGGAAAGCATTAAGGAAAAAATGCCCGACTTTGAAAAAATGAAAATTTCACGAAAGCGTTTTGTTAAACTTTTAATGAGTATTGGTTATCAAAGAAACGAAGCCAATAAAATTGCTTGGCGTTATCACGAAGAAAAAGGAAAATATACATTTTTAGATTTTATCATTGAAAGTAACAAGAAGGAGGTATAATCAATGTGGCTTAGTATACTCATAGGAGCACTAATTGTATGTGCTGGTTTATATAGAATTGCCGAAGCAATAGAAAAAAATAAAAAGTAAGAAAGGAAGGATCTAATTTATGGCTGGAATTACAGAAACAGCCAACGGAGAAAAATCACAAATAGACTTCAAAGAAATAACAAGTTTTATCGTCGAAGAATTATCAAAGAGAAATCTACTACGTAAAGGAGCTACTACTTATCAAAATACGGAGTCTCTTTTATACAAATATAACGACTTGAAAAAATCAGTTGAAGACCGTGAAGAAGAAATCGAAGAAATTAAAACAACTGGACTACGTGGAAAATCAAAGAGCATATTTAAAATACCAGAAGGAAGTCATAGCGATTATGATACTATCGAAGAAGATATAATAAATGGCTTAATATCTGACATCAAAAAGACACAGTTAATTATTAACCGCATAGACAGAATATTAAAGAAATTTAAGTCCGATAAATATATCGACATAATTAAATTAAAATACTTTGAAAATAAAACGCAGCAAGATATAGCTGATTATTTCGAAAAAGATACTACTACAATATGGAGAAATAACAAGCGTTTAATCAATGAAATAAAGGTTTATCTATTCCCTAATGATGTTATTAAAGAACTTAACTATTGACAAAATGCAATAACCCACGCAATAACCCCGCAATTGACATAGCAATTTTTATATAATATAATTGGTACAATGAAATTATTAGGAATTGAGAAACACGTCTGTTTTATAGGCGTGTTTTTTTAATGCTTATTTGAGGTGGTATTATGGCTAAAGACTTTGCTAAAGAGTTCTATCGTTCTACTGCATGGCGCAAGACTAGAGCTTATATATACAATAAGCAACACGGAATATGTGAACGTTGCCACGGCGAGTATGGACCTGGCGAAATAGTACACCATAAAATATATCTAACTCCTTATAATATTCATAACCCAGCTATTACACTGGGAGAGGACAACCTAGAGCTATTGTGTAGAGTATGCCATGCTATAGAGCATGAGTCAGAGCTGCCAACAGATAAGAGTCTTATGTTCGACGACGAAGGTAATCTAATAGAAAGGAGCGTTGATTATGATATTAACCGTCTATACTAACTATCTCATTATGACTTATGACATAGTCTTTAGTGGTACCAAAGAGGAGCTCGCTAAAGCACTAGACGAAGGACCAGTCTTTCTGAGTACAAAGGAAGGAGCGTCAGTCTTTGTTAATCCGATTAACGCTGCACTGATAGAAATAAAAGACTCCCCCCTTTCTTAAAAAAGATATGCTTCACAGTGAACCGCGCTTGAGTCCTTTTTCGGACTGCTTCGGTCGTGTGAGGGGGGTGTAGTCAAAGGTGGTGGAAAAATGGAAAATGAAAATCTTAATTCTAAAGAATTAAAAGAAGTTCCAGACTTTTCGACAGAGCTTAAAAAACTTAAAAAAATATTCAAAAACATACCAAAAGATAAAAAGAATTTGGTACAAAAGCTTATCGAAAGTGCTGCTTTTATGTCCGTTGAGTTAACTAAATTAGAAAATTACATCAGTGTAAATGGTGTATCAGAAACATACCAAAACGGAGAAAACCAGTACGGAACAAAAACCAGTACAGAAGCCAGTGTGTACAACACTATGATTAAAAATTATACGTCGATCATAAAACAATTATGTGAGTTATTGCCAGAAGGTTTACCAGCAACAAAGGAAGGTAACGCTTTAATGAATTTCGTTACTAAGCCTAAGGGTAAATAATGAATTACATCAGAGAGTATAACGAAAAAATACAGTCTGGCGAAATAATAACTAGCCGCAGAGTCAAAAAGGTTTATGCTCGCTTAGTAAAAGAAATGGACGATCCTAATTGTCCATTTTATTTTGACGAAAAAATAGCTAATAGACCTATAGAGTTTACAGAAACTTTTTGCAAACAGTCCCAGGGAGAATTAGGCGCAGACCTAAAACTGGAATTGTTCCAGAAAGCTTATGTACAAGCTCTATTTGGTTTTTTAGATAAAGAAACTGGGTACAGAAGATTTAACGAAACAATGTTTTTGGTAGGACGTAAAAATGGTAAAACAACTCTTTTATCTCCTATCGCGTTGTATATGTTAATGGCTGACTATGAAGGTGCAGCCGAAGTATACTCAGTAGCAACAAAGAAAGAACAAGCAAAAAAGGTTTTAACCGAAGCTTGTAATATGGTTAAACAAAGTCCAGAATTACGATCCGTTTTGAAGAAAAGAAGAAATGATCTTTACTTCAATGCTACATCTTCTATCTTTGAAGCTTTAGCGTCAGACTCTAATACGCTTGACGGTTTAAATAGCCACGGCGTTATTATAGACGAATTACACGCTATCAAAGATAGAAATTTATACGAAGTTATGAAACAGTCTATGACTGCTCGACGCCAGCCGTTATTAGTTATGATAACTACTGCTGGAACAGTTAGAGAGTGTATCTATGACGATACTTACGATTATGCTTGTAAAGTAGCAGACGAAGAAATAAAAGACGATCACTTTTTACCTATTCTTTATGAACTAGATAATCGTAACGAGTGGACAGATCCAACGTGTTGGTTAAAAGCTAACCCAGGACTAGGAACAATTAAAAGTTATCATAATCTATCTATTGAAGTTGAACGTGCTAAAAATGATCCTAAAAAATTACCAGGTTTATTGTGTAAAGATTTTAATATTCGTGAAAACGATAGCAACGCTTGGTTAAGCTTTGAGGAAATTAACAACACAGAGACTTTTAATATGGAAGATATTGAGAATACTTACGCTATCGGTGGTTGTGATTTATCAGCTACTACTGACTTAACTTGTTCTACATTACTTATCAGAAAGCCTAACGACGAGAAAGTATATGTTATACAACACTACTTTTTACCGCAAGTAAAGCTTGATAGATTAGACGAAAAAAACACGCAAGAAGCACCATACAAAATATGGCGTGATAAAGGTTTACTTACTGTATGTGAAGGAAATCGTGTTGACTATTCGCAAGTAACAGACTGGTTTGTACAAATGCAACAAGAATTTAAAATTGATCCTATATACGTTGGTTATGATAGAGCTCTAGCTGGTTACTGGGTTGACGAAATGAAGTCAAACGGTTTTCAAATGGAAGCCGTAGCACAGGGACCATATACTTGGAGTCAACCAATGCGTGAAATGGGCGCAGCTTTTGCAGATAAAAAGGTTAATTATAATAACAACCCTATTTTAAAGTGGTGTTTAACTAATACTGCGGTTAAAAAAAGTGGTTTGAATAATATACAACCAGTAAAAATAAACGAACGTCGAAGAATTGACGGAGCCGTATCTTTACTTAATGCTTGGGTTTTATACGTTAAGTATTATGAAGATTTTATGTATAGTGTGGGGTGATCAAATGAAACATAGAGGCTTATTTAAAACTATATTCGGTGGTAAACCGAGTACATCTAATGACGCAACAGGTTTTAACATTTATAGTCTGTTAAATACTTTTAACTCTACTTATCAGATAAATACGGGTAACGCTTGGGATATGGACATTGTACGTAGTGCGGTAGACGCATATTGTAGAAACTTTGCTAAATTAAAAGCTAAACATACAAGAGTTGGTAAAACTGGTAAATCTAAAATTGAAAGATTATTAAATTACCGTCCTAACGATTTAATGGAAGCTTATAGCTTTTATTATAAAATAGCTGCTAATTTAAAACTTACTAACAATGCCTTTATTTACCCAGAATACTCTCCTAATCACGAGTTATTAGGTTTTTACCCTTTAATGTCTAATAAGATAGAATTACTGGAAAAAAACGGACAATTATATTTAAAGTTTTTATTTAAAACTGGAAAAATAAAGATCGTTCCATACGAAAATATTATACACATGAGAGGTCAATTCTTTGATCACGATATTTTCGGTAGTAAGAACTATGCTTTACTTCCAGCTCTTGATACTGTCTTAGCAATAAATCAGGGTGTTTCTAACTCTGCTAAATTGATTAACAGTATTAGAGGTATCTTGTCGGCTAAGGTATCGTCTAAAGACGAAGATTTAGCAAAAGCAAGAGATAAGTTTGTAGAAAACAACTTTAAAATATCTGCTAATGGTAGTGGTGTTATCGTAACAGATACAAAAATGGACTATACACCAATAAATGAAAAATCAACACCTATTTCTTCTGAAACATTAAGTTATACGAAGAATACTATTTATGATTATTTTGGAGTTAATGAAAGTATAGTACAAAATAAGTTTGACGAAAATCAATGGAACGCTTTTTATGAAGGTGCTATTGAACCAGTAGCTATACAAATGTCTCAATGCTTTACTAATAACTTATTTACCGAAAATGAGCGTAACTTTGGTAACGAAATAACTTTTGAAGCTAATAGACTACAATATGCTTCTAATAGTACAAAAATAAATGTTGTTAAAGAGTTAGCTCCTTTAGGTGTATTAAGAAAAAATGCTATTTTGGAGATATTTAATATGGCTCCCCTTCCAGGAGAAGAAGGAGAAAAAGTTATACAGTCTTTAAACTGGATCAATGCTGAAAAAGCAGACGCGTACCAAACTAATAAAAATGATACGCCACCAAAAGAAGATAACAAAAATAATAATGAAGATCCTATTGACGAGGGAGGTGGAGAAAATGGAGACGAATAATACAGAAAAGAAAGATATTAAAGTTGTTAAACTTAATAATTTTATTAGTTTTGAGCTTTTAAGAAAAATGAAAGAAAAAGAGCCAAACACTAAATTTATTTTACCTAATGGAAAGGAGGCTGTTCTAAATGACAAAAAAGAACAACAAAAGCCTAGTAAATAAAACTGGGCGTGAAATTAGAATCTTCTCAGATTTTAAGTTAAAAGAACTTAGAAGCGACGACGGAGACGAAAGACAAGATTATGTACATGGCGTCCCAGTAGTATTTAATACTCCTACTTGTCTTTATGAGTTCGAGGGAGTAAAGTTCTATGAACAAATAGACCGCCATGCGTTTGATAGTTGCGATATGTCTGATGTAATATTCAACTATAATCACGGAGGCCCCGTACTTGCTAGATTAAGAAATAATACTCTTAAACTAGCTATAAATGATGTCTGTATGGAAATGGACGCATTTCTTGGGGGTACTGAATATGGTAGAAATCTCTTAGAGGAAATTAGAGGTGGCTACATAGATAAAATGAGTTTTGCTTTTGTTGTAGCAGACGACGAATACGATCCAGCTACACATACAAGAACAATAACTCGAATTAAAAAGCTATACGATGTATCGGTGGTTGATATTCCAGCCTACGATCAAACAAGTATTTCGGCTAGGTCTTTCTTTGAGGTGGAGTACGAAAAAGAAAAAAGAGCTTTGGAGCAAGCCAGACTTAGAGAAATATGTATAGCAAAAACAAAAATCTAAATTAGTTCGATAAGGAGGAAAAGAAAATGAACGAAAAAAGATTAAACGAAATTAAAGCTAGAAAAGCAGAAATTAGAACACTTTTAGAAGATACATCAAAGGACGTTAATTTAGAAGAAATTAACAGTGAATTAGACAACTTAGATAAAGAACAAAGAACACTAGAAAAAAGAGCTGAAATTGCTCAAAAATTAGAAACTGGCGAATTAGAACCAGATAATGCAGAAAAAGCGCCTGGTCTTGATGACGATGAGGAAGAAGGAGGAAAAGAAATGAATACAGAAGAAAGAAAAACAAAAATGTCTAAAGAAGT